GGACTATGAGGTTAGATGCGCTCGACCGTATAGTAGAAGAATCCACTTCAACCACATCGAACTGACGTTGTGTGGACATATTGGCGATAATCATATCTGTAGAGGTCACAGCCCCAACAGGTTCGGTAAGTGTTGTGCTTCCGTTAGCTGTCCCCCCACTAATAGCAAAAGCGTTCATTGTGAACCGGGGTGTGCCAACATCTTTTCTAACAAAGGCGGACCTGTCTGAGACCTCCTTTAATCCGGAACCATCCATTACACTTATTGCGGTTATTGTGTTACCCCAATCATATATCTCATAGACAGTCCCCGAATCCAGATCCCCGCTATTCAACTCGTCGTAGAGGAACTCAACAGGGTGATCCTCAACCCCTCGGTAATCAGTAATCTGAGCCCATCGAATTTCTCCATCTTGAGAGTTGTATGCTGCGGAATCCACTGGGTCACAAACATTGGTAAATAACCGATCCCCGCCAATTCGTATCCAGGAACCGATGTTTGATGTGCGGAAGATCAGGGCGTCGGCACGGACGTGAACATCTCCGTCAGGGACTCCATCACGATCGGTCCATGGGGCGTTGGTTTCGTCTCCGATAATTGCGGCCAGCCGAACAGAGGGGTCTTCAATATTGACCACGGACTCCACGGGGTCCACCAGGACTTCTGAATCGGAGACATACTCACGAATACGAGCAAGGCCATACTGGTTTCCAAACTTGTATTCTGTATACCACTCATTGGCGTCTAAATCTACGGCGCTAAGAGATGACCAATCCGAAGCGGTCGATATTAACCGAATCCGCTCATCTTCATTGCTGATGGTTAGAATGGTATCCGTCCGGTCTATTTTCTGAAAGGGGTGGGAAGTGAACTTGATCTGCTCAAACTGCCAAGGATAAAGGCCTTCGGAACCCACGGCTCCTGCGTAAAGTGGGGTGTTAGATGAGTCCTGTAGATTCGATTGACCTTCGGTAATGGTTGGGATGTCGGCAATATCCACACCATTTGCTCCAAGAGTCCATCCGGATACCGGAACATCATCTTCGTCAGATGTGTTGGTGTAGTATACGTGACCAGCGGTAAGTGTCGGATGTCCGGCAGCGACTACAAACTCCCAATCCGTTCCATTATATTGGATATACCAATACTCCAATGTTTGAGCCACAGGGTCGTCATAAAGAATCCACTTGGGCTTCCCGTTAAGGGTTTCAGCATCCGTATTAAGAAAAGTTCCATTGATATTGGCGGTAACGCCAGATGTAGTAACATACTCGGAAGTAGCAGTGAGCTGAAGTTCGTCGTAGATCGTATTGGCGGTAAGTGAATAAGGTGGGTGTAGTGGGTGCGTGAACACCATGGTCTCCACTTCGCGGGAATAGCGGACGTTCATTATCTGGTCGTCCAGATAAGGCACCGTAATTGAGTTCCCGAACTCGTCGGCTGCGGCTACCGGGTCTCCGTTGACATCAACTCCTCCGCCACGAGTGTAAAGGAGAGTCCCGTCGGTCGAGTAGACCTGAAGAAGTCCGGCGGACAGCGCAATAAGGAAGCGGCTTTGATTGTTGATTGTGAACTCAATTAATCGAATATTGCCGCCCACCTCCTCACGGATCCACTGAAACCCTTCACGATAACGTGTGGGACCCTGGATCGATGGAAGAAAGTTCTCCATCTGCTGGAGCCCCTTCTTGAATTTATCGATGTCAATTCTTCCGCGAAGGTGTGGGCTCATAAGCCCACCGGTGAAATCTGTGTTTACCGTACTATACGTCGCCATAACCGTCGTGCGCTGCCAGGAAAGTTGAGTTGCTTGCGTTTTTTATGAAACCTGGCGCAGCCTCCTGGGAAGCTTTGGTTTTGGCGTGAGCGTAGGCTTCCTTGTAATACTGGTGCATCCGATCTCTGTCGGATAATTCCCCTGTGATTGGCTTCGCTACAATATGCGCCAGCCAGAAGACGGTAGGGGTGAACACATAGTCGGGAACCGTGGAAATATCGGTCACTTTGACATTGTAGTGTAGAAAAATTGTGGATTCGTTAGCGAGGATCTTGGTCCCCTCCAAACGATGATCGAGTCGGTATCCCTCGGTAGTGGTGAGCTTTCGGAATGAAGCGAGATCGGATGGAATATCAAAGGAGTATTCAAACTCCGTATCCGTTGGTGTGCCTGTGCTTGTGAGTCTGGATACTTTTCGGGTTGTGTAGAAATCGAATCTGGAAACAACATCGGAGATAGCAGACGGATAAGCCGCAGCCATTACTTTGGCAGGGGAGGTGTCAGCGGCATCCAATTCAGCCTGGGTCAACACACGGGCGTTGCCAAGCTCAAGGAGCGCACGATTTACCAGATCAAGATTTGTAGCCATAGGTGAAAAGTGTCCCCCTCCCAACCCAAAAGGAGGGGGACCGGTTTCAGGAGACCCTACGAGTTTTCAACGTAGAGAACATATCCTTCAACCACGTCGTCGGCGGCAAGTGCGCCAACACCGGTGGTGAGGAAGAGGGTAGTCGCAGCTGTGGTCGTAACCTGGTAAGGTGAGAACACTGTGGCGGCGGTGACGCCGTCCAGGAACACGTTTACGTTGGTATCCACAGGAGATGCGGTCGGAGTCCAGCCTATATCGGCAGTTGCCGAGTTGGAGAGGCTGATGTTCGTGATCGCACCACCAAGGATGGTTACGGTTTTGGCGAACTCAAGAAGCTCAATTTGGCTTCCGGAGGCCACCGCGCCAGCGGCGGTATACGAGAACTTCTTAACCCGAACACGCGCACCGGACTCGATGGGCTGGAGGGGAGAAGGGTTCTCGGCACGGGTCTGAGTGAGCTCAGTCCCTACATAGTCGAATGTAATTGCGGCCATTGTATTAGTTCCTTTCGGTTGAGGTTAGCTTTCAAGGCAACGGATTTCTCCGGCCACTTCACCCCACATACGGGAGGCACCAATGGACTGCTTGAAATACATATAAGGAATGTTCTTCTTTGAAGAATCCTTCCACATATCTCCCTTCAGGTCCTCACCAATCGTCAGCTTGAGAGCCTTCGGAGTGAAAACCATGCAGCGACGTTCATCACCACCAGAACCACTAGAGAGCGGAAGACGCTCACAAAGGATGAAACGATAACCCATATAGGTTGTCACGTTACCCTCAGCAAGGTTCTTACGAACACTGTAGTCGGCGTTGATAATTTCGTCCTCTTTGAGGAGGTCGTCCAGCTGGTAGGATGTGAGCAGCATCGGAAGAACGTCGTCCTGTTCGATGGCTTCGATACGAAGCATTGCGGTGCGAAGCCCCTTGAGCTTTTCAATAGTCAGACCGGAAGCAGTTCCGGTGGACCCATCGAAGTTAGCCCCAACAGAAACGCCCTCATAGTCACCGGAGACCAGAGTGTAGCGTCCGGCAGTTGCGGAGATTTTGTTGGACGAACCGTTGCTAAGTTCACCGATGCGGATGGTTATGTCGTTCTCGTCGTCAGATGTTCGAGCATAAGCGACGGCCGTAGAACCTTCCTTACCGGTGTAGGCGTCACCGAAATACTTATCGATAAGGAAGTCGTCCCGCTTGCGCTTACCGGACTTCAGAAGAGCGGTGCTGTAAGCGTTAGAGGGATCAGAGACAACCTTCATCAGGTCTTTCGGATCAATGTATTTGCCGAGTTCGTAGTGGCGCAGCGAGATGCGGCGATTGTCGTGAGGGATTTCAGACACAGGGTTGTCCCCATAGCGGGTGGTATCCTCTGTCATCTCCTCAGCTTCACCGATACGCTGCCAACTCTTGTACTCGGATTTTTGAGTATCACGATCCACAAGTGGATCGAGGATCGACTGATCCTGTTGGTAGGCTTGTTCAAAGCCTTCCTGGAACTGCCGAACGTAGGCTTCTTCGATAGCCGAAGCCCCTTGGCCATTATATACAGAATTTGCAGGCATTTTATTAAAAGATATAGATTAACGATATGCGGCGGTGCCACGTTTGTTTCGCTTAGCTACCCTTTCGGACTACGCTCGACCTTACGAGGTCATCGGCTTTCTGAAGCTGTCCATGGACTCCGAAGAGCTGCCCAATAACTGATCCCTAGAGCTTGAAGGTAAGTTTGTCAAGAGGATACAAAAAAAACCTCCCCGATTTCTCGGGGAGGTGAAAACCAACACAACAGATTAATCTGTTGGGTATAACTTTTGATACAACTCTGTGCGCTTGGCAAGCAATCTTTCGCGCTTACTTTTATCAGCAGGGGAAAGGGCGGCCAATTTGTCACCGGTAACAAAGAGAAGTTCGTTGTGCTCGGTATCAAAGTCCCTGATCTGAGCCTTAAGCCCTGCGACAGTCTCGCTTCCGCCAAGGGTATGGGAACCACTGGGAGCCCCGATGTCCTTGACCAAGGGAGCAAGGCGGTGGAACAATTTCATCACCGCAGGATGGTTCGCGACGATTGGGCTCCAGTTCATCAGCTCCTCCAGTTCGGGTATTTCCGAACTCAATGCAGCGTAGGCTTCATTGGCCGAGCGGTGGTTAATGTTGAAGTCATTACCCCAGTCCTTGCGGAGTTCATTGGTCAGGGTTTGAACGTGCTGACTGATCTGGGTGTCCAGCATACCTTCGGACTGAAGCGCATTCTCCGCCCAGACTTTCTGGAGCCCCTGGAACTGTCGATCCGTGAGACCAAGACCATGAGCAACTTCTTTCAGCTTGGTTGAGGTGGCTTCGTCGAAAGTGTATTCCTTCGCGTCGCCGCCGTCCTCAACCGTCAGGGACAATTTCTCCTGTGTAGTGTAACCGTCCGTGGTTTCTGGGCGAAGCTGGGTATAGAAGTCATCCCAGTCTGCATCCTTCCAATCCTCCTGCGGAACAGGGAGGCGCTTCTTGCCGAGAGCCGACTGTGCATTTACAGCCTGTTCAGCCAGGGATTGAAGGCTCTTCGTATTCTTGAACAAGTCTTTCTCCCGAAGGTCCTCGGGAAGACTGGCTCGGAACTGGCCGTAGATGTCCTCAGATGAGAAGTCCAGGGCCTGGGTTTCCGTGATTGCTTCGTCGGCGGCAGTTGCACCGCCACCTATACCCCCCGAAAGGGCTTCTTCTTCGTTTTCGTCACTCATGGTTCTTGGTCTCTTGTTCTAGTATGTGGATTAGGTTATAGTGGTCGTCTTGACCGAGTAGATTGAGATAGCTCATGGCCAAATGGCGTTTACCTTCGTTGAAAGCGGTCTCCATCGGGTCCTTGTTGAACTTAGGCCTCGTAACATTGCTGTCCCGCAGAAAAGCCTCAAAAAACCGCTTTCCATGAGGTGTTTCAAGGATCAATTCGAGGTCCTCCTTGAACTGCTGTCGTCTGCGGAGGGCTGTCAGGTGGGTTATTGGGTTATTCATTTACAGTGTCAAAAGTTGGCCCATTCCTTCTGGGTCAGTGGCTCGGGCGGAAGCGATGTCCTTCATAGCCCCTGCCATCTCGGGAGCGGCTTGCATCGCCATCTGTTGTTCTTCAGCCTGAGCGCGTGCTTCACGTGCCTGGTTCATGGCTTCCTTGGTCTTGACGACACGTCGCGGAATGTTCCGCATACGACCGTATGCTTCGAACAACTCGTTCATGTCTAGGTTTTCCAGAACCGTCGGGTCCTGCTGGGCAATCGGAGTAATATCCTGCATAAAGCCAGCTATATTGGAGATACCCGACGCATATTGGGCATGGGCTGCGGGGGATGTGTAAATAATTTCAAGAGGCCGACCATTGAGAGACGTCGGCATTTCGTCGAACACAGGGTCCCTGCGATCCTGGAGGAACTCCACCGTCTGCTCGATACAGGGGCTCAGGTATTCATTCTCCATGCGAGCAAGGAGGGGTCCGAGTTGTTGGAGCATCTGGCCGCGTTCATCCTGAACCTCCAGAATTGATTGGCGTTCCTTCTTCTGCTCCCGAATAATCTGGTCAACAAAGAAAGCCTTCGTGATCTGCTCACGGTAGTCACGGAGCATCTCAAGAGTCAGGTTCGGCTGGGAGCCGCTGACCAGAGGTTGTGGTGGGCTGGTCCCCATTTCGTGGTAAAGTATCTGACCATTCCCCGCCGTGATCGGTAAGAGGATGGAGCCCTCTTCCGCCACAAGCGGAGGTCGGTTGGCCTGTTCGGCACTCAGAAGCAACTCCTTCACCATCTTGTTGATGACACGGATCTGAGCCATACAGGTCGTAGCAGGGCCGCGCCCCAAAACTTCCCCGGCCATGACCAACCACCGTGGAACCATGAAGGGGAAGTAGGATTTTTGGGTCTGCTGAAAAACTGCTTCCAAATCAGGGCACCAGTAGGTCACCTTGTAAGGTCGCTCGGGTCCAATGCGCCCACCCTTACGGGCACGTGAATCATCGTTCGGCTCAACCGTGTAAACAATCTCGTGCTTCGCTGTCTTCGCATCTATATCGAAAGCCCTGTTGTTCACCACCTTGGGGAACATCTGAAACAACGCCTTCGGACTCATGAACCGACGGTAGAACATGGTGTCCACGAACACTTCTTCGTTGATGTCGAAGAAAGAGTCGGCCAATGGGCAGGATTTGAACGTAATTACAGGCTTGTCCCGATTCACATAAACAACCCCGTTCCCGAAGGAACCGATGGACTGGAAAGTCTCATGGCCCGTCGGGTAGAACTGGGACTGCGGAAGGCTGTAAAGATGCTGAACCTTGTCGCTGAGTTTCTCCAAAAACAAAAGCTCATCATCCTCCAACAAGGCGGAGGGGGTGTCCTGAGGTTTCAGGTAAGCCCAACGGTCGGATTTCGGAATCAGGTAGCTGGACAAACCGTTGGCAAACATCATATTCGCCCATACCGCCGTGTGATCGTAAAGCTTTTTGCTCGTATCCTCCTCCCGATTGCTGCTGAAACTGGAGTTAGTGTTGGAGAACCCGCCAATCATCCCCGGGCTCACGAACTGCTGTGCGTCGTTGAGCATGGAATCATGGCCGCTACGAATCATTTTCACATGTTCGTATCGGTCCTGGAGTCTGACGAGTTCGGGAGATTTCATAAATTAGACTCCACTACCGAGTTTCTTCTTGTCCTGCGGAGCCCCGACATATCCCACCTGGGATTGTGAGGCCTTCCGCTGCTGATTGGTTGGATTGACCGTCTTTGCCGGGACCTTCGCCTGCTGGATGGGGCGCTTAGCTATTGGTGCCGGAGGAGGGGGTGGAGGCGGAGGAGGAGGTGGGGGCGGAGGTGCTTTTGGTTTGGATCCCATGGTATAATCGATTAAGAGTTTTCGTTAGAACAAAGCAAATGCCCCGCTCTGGATACTTTGCGTATCGTGCGAAACCAACCCTGTCAAGCTCGTAGGGCATTAACTGTATAAGTTTCGGAAGATTCCCGCTGGCATAGGTCACATACCAATAAGGACTGATGGCGGGAGAGTCCTCAACGTGGGGGTTCTCTCTGGTTTCTTCGTGCCCCAGTAAGATGTAGCCAGGGCCAAAGAAAGTATATCGCTTGGAATGAGGGAAACTGGAAATATATTGGTCCAGAATAGAAATGAAATCTTCACCCATCGTGTGGTAGAGAATCACCGCACGGTCCAGGGGGGTCAGTTCCGTTGGTTGTGGGGGGATTGGGTCGTTTATTGCCATGATTAGGTTACCAGTCGATCTCCTTTGTTTTGTATTCCGTCAACTCTTTGCGCTGCTCTGCAGTGTGTTTCGTGTGTTCCCGGATCCCGACGGCCAGGGTAGCCATAGCGTCCGCTCCGTGGGAGGACTGGTCGTGAACGGGTGTCTTCTTGAAAACCTGCTTCATTTCATCCCACTCTTTCCGATACTCCTTCAAGTGCTTGATCCCAAGGTGACAGGTGGTGCTGTCGAACCAGCATCTGGGCAGAACATTCCGAACGGCTTCAATCTGGTCCCCCTTAGCAAGTTTTTTCACGGGAATCGCTTTGATTCCGAGGGATCTCAGGGTCTCCAACCGTGAGCGGCCGCTGCCGAGTTCTCGGACTTTCACATCGTGGGGAAAGTAGTGCTTCCCGTAAGAAACGTCATTCAAGGAGGCCCAGCGATCCAATTCCCGGGCATAAAAGGCCAGTCCTTCCCCTGAGTTCTCAAAATAATTGATAATCCGGGTCTCATGCCGATGCTGCTGGAAAAACCAAATACTGGTGGCGTCATCCATCCCAAGGTCCCATGCCGTATGCACAGAAAGACTGGGTTCCGGTGGGAGCCGCTGCAAAATCTGTTCCTTCTGGTAAAGCTTCGTGATAATCCCTCCATAATAGGCCCCTTCGACAGGAGTGTTGAACGAGCACATGTACTCCGACTGGAAACGAGCCTCCGACATCTTCCCCCGCTCCTTCCGAAGCGTTTCGGCGGGGATCGCTCTGGTCTTCGTGACCGGGAGGTGGCTGGCGAACCAGTCTTTGTCCGCTTCGGCCTCCTTAAGCAGTGTGTAAAAGTGATTCTGGCCCCGTGGAGTGCCGTTGAACAACGCCCAGCCGCCGTTTTCCGCCAAAATTGGGCGGGTAAGCTCCCATGCAACGGGGTCGGCCAGGGAATACTCGGAAAAAACGATCCCCAGGGGATTGATGCCCACCAGTTTATCAGGATTATCGGCCCCAAGCAGCTGAATAACACTCCCATTGGATAAAGTCAGGGACATTTCCTGCTCGGATTTACGTGAAACCAGTTCCCGTGGGATGAAATCAATGAATTTCCGGCCATCCTTATCCTGCCCCTGCCAAATAATCCGACGGATCTGGTTATTGAATGGGCCGATGTAAAGATAAAGCCCCTTCCGTTGCAGGGCTTTGATCGCCATGATGTTTATACTCGTCAAGTCCTTCCCGGCCCGTCGGTGCCATGCAACCACGGCCCGTAAATGATACTCGTCTTGGGCCATATACTTCACGAACGGAAGCTGATAGGGACGGGGGATCCACCCCTGGGCGGGAACTTGGATATTCATCCTTGTAACTTTGCTGCGTGCTGCTCCTCCTCACTGACGAACTCGGCGTATTCGGGATCCAGGGTGTCTTCGTCGGGGGTGACATCAATCGCTTGGTCGATTGGGTTGGGGGTTTGCTGTCTGAGTTGTTTCTGGGTGACCTTGGAGAAATCAGCTAGAGAGATTGTAAGTCCCCCTTTGATCTCGGCCTCAATATCCACAGATTTCGGGTTCGCTATAACCATCTTAGCCAACTTCTCGGCAACCTGGGCCTTTTCTTTCGGGTCCTCAATCTCATTGAATGCCTCAATAAGCGCCGTCACAGGGTTGAACTCCAGTTCCTCAAACGTGGCCCATATCAACTTCCTCATCTGGGCCGGAGAGGGAGCAGTGGACGCCAATTCCAGCATCTGTTGCTTAACAACCAGTTTCTTTTCCGTTTTGGTCAGCTCCCGTTCCACTTGTTTTAATTTAGCTTCTGTTTTAGTAATCTTCTTTCGTTGTCTTTGCCTCTTCCTTTCGCGCTGTATAGCAGCTTGTTTCGGCATACAACCATTAGAAGTGGTCCGGCCATCAGTATTTGGGTCTCTTTTGGGCATGTTCAACTTCTTAACAGTCCCCTCCTGCCTGTCAAGACCTATGCTCCAACCAGTCCCTTTCTAACAATTCTTTGGGATGTAGCACTTGTAGCGGTGAAATCAAGGTTTTGTAGCGGAGAGCGCTACAACTTACGTTATAGTATTATCAAGGGTTTACGTAATTTGTAGCCAATGTAGCGTAGCATTCGGACTTTGAAAAAAAGAGAAAAAAGAAAAGGTCCAGGTCTCTATGCTACGCTACATTGACCATAAATTACGTAAGTCGTTGATATTCTTATATACTTACAGTGTAGCCACAACCCTGAATTTGTAGCGGCCCCAGGCACACAAACTCAGAAACCGTTAAATGGTAGGAACTTACAAAGCGGGTCGAGTGCTACATTTTTTTCCATTACCTTCCCTTTTTTCCGTTAGTATACTGAACACTTGAGCACGCTTTTTCCGTAGCCTGGATTTACGTATTTTTCTGGTATGTGGTAACTAGTGTCCATTTGAGCACTATATCTTGGAAAATAAGGATTTTTTGTGCGGGGGTTGGGTCCCCCCTGTTGCTTTGGATCCCAAGTTCCCCCATGCCCCCCCCTCCACGGCATCCTTGAACCATCGAACCCCTGGCCCACTAATCCCCCGGGCTCCACGGCCCACACAAGCGACCAGCCCATTTTACCGACATCAGCAAAATGGTGCCGTGAACCACTGCACATTCATGCAAAAATGGGCCTATGGATGTAGGAGTGGTTTAATCCCACTATCCATAGTCAACAACCTAACAAATGCAACCCTCTACCCATCAACCACTTATCCATTGTTAAGCACATCTCATTCTTACTTAACAATTCAAACACACCCTATTACCCTCTTTCTCAGTGTAAATCCCTTGCATTAAGCACATCCAACCCTTTCGAATCGTAGGGCCTCTGCAGTATCGAAAGAAGGAGGGTGAGTAGTATCCCAATTGTCTCATATCGGTCAATGGATTGCGGTGTTGCCTAATGCTGAATCGATGAACAACAGGGCAACAGGCAGTCGAACGACAAAGCACGGATGTCCTGTTGTTAATCGGTCAGCATTGGCAATCCCCGACCATTGACTCGATATCCTGACTATAGTTGTAACTCACCCTCGTGTTTACTAGATCACAACCTGTGCATCGGCAATGGGGGCGTTACGGAGACATCCTATTATGAAAACATATGAAATATCCTCTGCGGGGCCACCGCAACAACAACCACGACCACCAAGTCCGCAAATGTCTAACAATCACCAACAAATCCACAAAATAAGGAAGTAAACGCTATGAGTACAAAATCTAACATCATCGAAGCACACGTTCTCGAAGCAACCACGGGCATCCTGCTCGCTGACGGCAACGAGAAATCTCTTACCAAAGTCATCACCATCGAAGGTGACCTTGTCTCAGTCTGGCACGACGACAACAAACTCCATGCCTCACCAGGCGAAGACGTATTGCTCGTCCGTTCCGAGTCCCAACGAACCGATGCCAACGGCAACCCATACATCAACTACGCAATCGTTCCCGCAGCCTTTGCAGCCAAAATCAAACAACCCAAATAACCAACCGTCCTGAGCACGACCCAAAACTGCTCAACATTATTATGATTCCAAAACCAACCCAACACATCCGAGCCATGCACCAGACGCTCGTAAACGACATCGAAAACGACATCCCCGACGAACAACGTCGAGCCATGTGGGCCTCGGTCTTCCACCACGCAGAGCAAATCGCCCATCAATTCCAAAACCGGGACTTCGAAGCCGCCGACATCGTCAATCACTGGTATCTTGATCTCGAATCCCCTGCCAGCCAAACCCGCGACGCTCGCCGCGACGACAAACTCTGCTCCTTCCGAACCATCAACCAGGAACTCAAAGACCTCGAAGTTCAAGAAAACCGTGACAACTATGCAACATGGGAACGCCTTTACCGCAAATGGTGGTTCAATGGTAAGCAAGGCACCAAGCCCAAAATGCCACCAAAGGTTCGTTACGCCATAGTCACCACCGAAGACTACGACACATTCGGCTCCGGTGCATGGTCTGAAGTTGAAGACGACGTAGACGCCCTTGAACGCGAACGCGAAAACTACCTAGGCTTCTTCCAAACCCCCAACGAAGATCCCGAGAACCCAATGGAAGACAACTTCGGCTGCAAACGCCTTGCCGTCCGACACACAGCCCACGGAGTCAAATACATGTATCGAGGCTCCAAAGGAGTCCTGAACGGAGTCTACTCCAATACGCTACCTGAACCCAACTACCGAACATCCGAGCAACGGCGCACCCTGCTCCGCACGCTCTTGCGTTCCGACAACCTGATCGATGTGCAGCTTGGTTTCTCCAAACTACGAATGAAACCAAAAGGTAAAAATGAGTCAAAAGAAGCGTATGACACCCGACTAGCCAAACGAAGATTCAAAATACGAGTCCGACATATGAAAAATCTCAAACTTCGGGAATCATAATAAACCGTCCTGAGCACGACAATAAACTGCTCATCTTTCCACCCCACCGCAAGCAACGGAACTCCACCCCACCGCAAGCCCCGGGGCAACACTACACTAAATACACTAAACCCAAAAAAATACAATGCAATCAACACAAAAATTCGAAGACGTCAAAACTCTTGCCCGAGTTCGTGGTATCAAAGAATTCTCTCCAAAAGAAATGAATCTAATTATAGAACTCTGTTCCATAAATTCACTAGATCCCAAGACCATTCTTGACGAAGTTACCGATGCTCCCAAATATCGCACCGAACGCGCCGTCAAAAGCACCCGTTCCACAATTTCTAACATCTTCGCTAAACTCAGCGAAGCCATCAAACCATGACCCTACCCATCATTCTAATCTGCGTATTCGTGGTTATAATCCTCGGTGCGCTTCTCTTCGAACACAGGCCATGAAAAAAAACGTAATAACAACAATCATCATAACTCTAGTCACCTTAATCGGAATTGGTTCCCTCATCTATTCCACAGGAGCTGCAAAACAACTCTATATGAAAGAAGTCTTAGAAATCGAAGCTCCCTGGATTCAGGCTCTCAACTACAACACTTACCTCTGGTGTCATAGAAATTGTAAAGAACAAAGACCATGAAAAACAGCACCCTAGAAACACTCGGGTTGTTCGAAACAATGATTGGACTCCACCTTATGGAAAATGACAATATATGTTTTCAAATAGCTGGTGGTATAATCTTATTAATTGGATCTATAGATGTAATCAAATCATTCAAATAACACATGGAAATAATCCTAATTAGTTTCATCGCAGCCCTCGGATACCTGATTATCCTTTGCAAACTGTTCACTCCCCACTTTGTCGCAAGAACCCAAGTCCTCTGGGACATCGTATTCACTGTTGGTATCCCCCTGCTGTTCCTGGGAACCTTCAGCGGCATGGCAACCGCTTTCCTAGCTGGCATCTGGTTCTCAGCTATGACAGCTTTCCTTGGAATGCTAAACCCTCCAACCAAACGAAACGTTCAAATATAACCGGTTTCACCCCTGCTATCCAACCCATAACCGACCGTGACCGACCGGAACCAAGTACTTTCACTAATCAGTGAACCCATACCACCAGAGCTCCCTAGATTGCCTATTGAAGCTGTTTATTTAGGCAATGGGACACAAGTTCCTAAATTCGACAGCTGCGGTCCATACTTATACACAAGAAAACACTTGCACTATTGGGTCAAAGGCTCCTTAGGGACTGGAAGATATATGTCACACTACGCCATCCCAATCGACGCTCCTTCTTCTGTGCTCAGAGAAATCCTGGATTTCAAAAAGAAGTATAGGAACCTCAAATCCAATGAGACTACACTCCCACCCAAAAACCAATTTCAAGGAAACGTATTTTGCTAATTTTAACCCAACCTAACACAAAATAACCTAACACAAAATAACACAAATATCATGAACTCCCCATCAATCCTCGTAAACGACATCGAATATGTTCGAAAAGACAGCATTAAATCAGAAATTGCTAAAATCCCTGACTCTCCTGTAGGTCACTACTGTATTGTGCGCTGCACCCAAAGCGGCGTATGGGCCGGTACTCCCTCCTACCATAATGGTCAAAATGTAACTCTCACAAATGCACGAAGACTCTACTTCTGGAAAGCAAAGAAAGGACATACTCTTTCAGCTGTCGCTAACTACGGCATTACCGAAAGTAAGCTCCCTGCTCCAGTGGACATTGTGTATCTTACTGAGGTGTGCGAATTGATTCCAACAACAGAAGAAGCCCAAAAGAGCATAGTCAACCACCCTCCCCATAATGAGTAATACAAAGGAGTGTAACAACGGCTCCGGCTACGGCAACAGCTCCGGCACCGGCTACGGCTACGGCTCCGGCTACGGCTCCGGCATTAGCTACGGCAACAGCGACAGCAACAGCGACAACTACGGCGACGGCTCCGGCATTAGCTACGGCTGCGGTTACAGCGACGGCTGCGGCTACGGCTACAGCGACGGCAGCGGTAACAAAGACAATGAGTAATATAAAGGAATACACTTCCAATGACGTCAACGGCTCCGGCTACGGCTCCGGCCACGGCGACAGCGACGGCTACGGCTACGGCTACGGCTACGGTTACGGCGAAGGCTATGGTAACGGCTTTGGCGACGGCTTCGGCAACGGCTATGGCGACGGCTCCGGCCACGGCTTCGGCTCCGGCCACGGCTCCGGCTACGGCTCCGGCACAGGCTGGGGCGACGGCGACGGCAGCGGCTTCGGCTCCGGCAACGGCGACAGCTACGGAACCGGCTTCGGCAACGAAGACAATGGGTAATACAAAAGAGTACAACTTCGGCTACGGCTACGGCTGCGGCTCCGGCTTCGGCAACGGCTACGGCAACGGCTACGGCAACGGCTCCGGCAACGAATTCGGCTACGGCTACGGATTCGGATTCGGCTCCGGCTCCGGCTACGGATTCGGATTCGGATTCGGCTCCGGCTACAACTACAACTCCGGCTCCGGCTCCGGCTCCGGCTACGGCTCCGGCTACGGCTCCGGCTCCGGCTTCGGCTCCAGCTACGGCTACGGCGACGGCAGCGGCTTCGGCTCCGGCAACG